ATTGAAACTTTCTTGCCATCAGATTCGATTGCAATTTGTGGTGAAGAAAGAACAGAAGCAGCACGAAGTACCCAATCAAAGTCTTCAGCAGTTAAGCCAAAACTAATCTCAGGGTCAGGCATTGCAATTGCTTTCTCTGGTGGTGTAACAATCATAGTAGGTTCGCAGAAGCGATACTTGATTTTAGAACGACCTTTGTTACCACAGATAACAACATGTTTCTCATCAAATTCAAATGATGGGTCATCTTTGTGTAAAGATACCACAGACAGAAAATTGTTCAGGTCATAAACCCCAAACTCTGCTGGAATATCTTCCTTGATGGTAACTTCAGCAAGAATGTTCTTATGTGAAGATACCGTTTTAAGTGTTTTGCCTTTTTTGAACATGATGCCTTGATTGATGGCACCGAAGTTCTTTAAGACGGAGATTGTTTCAGTTGATAATTTCATAATATAGTTCCAAAAAGTTTATGTATCCAAAGAATACATTATATCATGTTCATATAGAAACATGAGGCAACACATAGCGTGTGCTAAGTGATGTTTGCCAGATTCAGGGTCGAGAACTTCACCCTTCTTCCATGCCCAAAGATGCCGTTGAAGTGCATCGTAATACCTGCGTTTTGAATCAGGTACTCTTTTCCAGTTGTCTCTTTCATACTTCTGAGCACCAAATGTCAGTACATCAACAGTAGCTTCAAGTGCAACAGGTGGTAACAAACCAAATTCTAGTTTGTTACCATCAAATTTACGACCACCTGTTGTTGCAGTTTGGGATGCTTTTACTTCATCTTCATCATTGCTTACATACATTTTGTCGTATCCCATTTTACAGTTTTCCTGTATACTGAGCAACAGCAGGCATATTACCAGTAAAGGCATATGTACCAATGTGTTGTGTTTTCATCCAAGGACACAAGAAAATTTGTCCACCCATTTTGCGCCACAGTTGACAGAACATATAATCTTCTGATAGATAGCGGTCAGAACCACCACCAACAATAGATTCTTTGGTGTCAATTACAGTATCAAAGTATGCGTGAATATAACGTGAACCATCAAAATTGGCTTGACCAACATGGTCTGGTTTGTAACGAATAGTTGGATATTCATCTTTCATCTTATCAAACACATTACGTTTAACCATCATGTAACCTGTACCAATTTCCATAACCTCAAGAGGTTCTGTTACTTGGAATTGTTGTGTGCCTTTTACTACGTTGAAGACATATTCACCAACAAGTGTTTCAAGTTCTTTTGGTTCTAGGGTAGGATGGTTACGAGCAGCATGTGCTATGTTACCCCAATTCATTGATTTTTTAGGATAAGGACCACCGATAACATCTTTATCAAGTGCTAACAAAGCAATTACGTCTTGTGCATTGAAGTGAATGTCGGAGTCAATAAACAGTAAGTGTGTGTAGTCTGTGCGTAGGAATTCGTCAACCAAATAGTTGCGAGCCCTTGTAATCAATGATTCATTAAACAGGAAAGAAAATTTAATTTCAATACCATAACGATGCATTGTTGTTTGTAAGTCTAAACAGGACTTCATGTAAAGTCCGTGGTTCATACCGCCATACATTGGAGTAGCAACGAATAATTTATGTTGCTTTAATTCTTCTAGTTTAACTTGTATTTCCATAATGTATCCATAAAATAAAAAAAGAGGAGAGGATACTTTATATATCCTTTCCTCTCAGCTTAACCTAAGAAATTTTAGGCAAAAGCACGTTCACCTGTAGAACGAATTGCAGCAATGCCTGCAGCTACCATGCGCTTAGTTGGTGTACCCAAACGGTAGAAAGCAACTTTCTCTCCGCTTGTATTGTAACGGGTATTCAAGTAGATTGCATGACCTTCATTACGCAACTCATTGATAGTTGCGGATGGGTTTGCAACACCGAAAACTGACTGCATTTTGTTTGCGGTCAAGGTGTTGTAAGAACCTTCTTTAGAAAGATAGGCAAGAACTTTAGATTTTGTAGACATAATATCTCCATGATAAAAACGAATCGCAAGAAAAAAATATTTGAGAGGCGACTCAATCTCTCAAATGATGTGTAAGTATAACACCCTTTTGACAGGGTGTCAAGCGTTTATGCGGCAATCAACTCTTTTGCAGGTCTATTGCCTTTAGACTCATTGTATTTACGGCAAACCAATTCAAGGTTATCTAAACTAGTTTTGCCACCTTTAGAATAAGGTATAACATGGTCAGCAGCCCACAAATCGTGGTTGTTAATTTCATCCTCAGAAATGATTTTGTTTGTTCGTGGGCAAACACCATCTTGTTTTACCCATGCTTGATATCTTTGCACAGGTGTAAACAATCTTTCGGGGTCAACATCAGTAACAATACCTTTTGGTATCATTGCAAAATCTTCCAAGATAGTATCTAAACGAGCAGGCAAAAAGTTTGATGAAGCGGCAGAACCTGTTGCATTATAACTCAGTTCAGTACCATTTTTCAAGGTAACAATCTTGCGGTCAATATTAGCTACACGTTTGTTTTCTGTTGCCATAAACCATTTGATAAAATCTTTATCATTTAGAATTTTGATTTTCTCTTTATTGATATGACAAATCAACATGAACAAATTAGTAAGTGTAGATGGGTCTTTAAAACCTTTATCTGTATACTTTTCTACCAAAGTCAGGGTGTCAGAAATATTTTTCTGTCCACCTTTTTTTGTGATGTGTGACCATACTGTAGAGTTATCTTCATATGCCTCAAACTTATCTTTCTTGGAAATGCCGTGAGCAGGACCATAAGCAGAACATACTGCTAAGTTAACAATCTGTTCATCAATCTTCAAACGAAGATTAGCACTACGAAAAATATACTTAAATGCACCTGCATATTTTTCGGCTGTTTGACGTACATATTCAGCAAAAGGAACAAGAATTGCATTACGGCGTTCTTGGTCATTCAATGAAAAACCATCATTAATATTAATAAACAAACGAGATAAATCTTCCCGTGTTGCAGTAACGTATTCGCAAATTGTAATTATCACATTAGCAAAAATATGGTCTTTCAATGCCTTAGGATGTGTTTTAAATGTATTGTTGCTAGAGTTAATTATAACAGGCAAATCAGGCAAATCATATTGCCCATTTTGAATGGCAACTTCACCATTCAAGTATTTGTAAATTGTTTGTGTACGGTTGTTACCATCAATAGCAATTTTATCATATCCTTCTTGCAAGTAATAATTAAAATATTCATAGTCAAGGGAATCTTCAAGTGTCTGTTTGAGACATTCTTCAATATTAGCAACAATGATTTTAGAAGGTGCTTGACCTGTAATCAATGATGTAATATACCTAGACTCTTGGTTTTTATCCCAACAAGCACTACGATTAAAAGATTTATCGAGGACAGTTTTATTGCGGAAGGCCGCAATTTTGTCACTCATCAAATTGTATTGGCGGTCAATACCAAGGGTTACTTTACTTACTTTCATCACATTTTCCTTACATAACAAGGGTTTTTAAAAAATGCTCTCATATCAGATTAAGAGCACGGAGAAATAGGGTTGAGAACCAACCCTAAATTTTAGAAAGGAATATCTTCCTCAATTTCGGGAACTTCTTCATTTGCCATTGTAGAGGCAAGAATTGTTTCGGTATTTGCACCTGCATCCACTTTAGTGTACAGGTCAAGAAAAGATGCCTTTGTATCGTCATCAAAACGGTTCAAACAAAGACCAATCGCCTTCATCTTATCACCAAAGATACCGAATGTTTCAACAATGTGAACTAAACGGCGAGTAGAAATCACTTCATCACAACCGCCATCAGCGAATGTTTTACGAATCACATCAGCCCATGTAACAAGTTTCTCAGCAAACTCATTATCGGTACGACCAACAGAGGTCAATTCTTTTTCGATAATCTTACGTTCGGTTTTAACAGGAGGAAATTCTTGTTCCATCGTTGTACGGAATCTTTCCAAGAAAGCTTCGTTCAATACGTTGGTGAACATATAACGACCATCATCAGAACCTTTACCTTTTGTATTTGCAGTAGCAAACACGGTAAAACCTGGAGCAGGTACAATCATTTCACCTTTTTTCTTCAGCATGAAAGGTTTGCCTTCAAGTACACGTTGCAATGAGGAAAGATTTTGAGCACCATAATCAATTTCATCAATACACAAAACGGCACCTTGTCGAGCAGCAGTAGTCACAGGACCATCACGCCATTCCATATTACCATTAATCAGAACAAAGTTACCGAGTAAATCACTTTCATCGGTTTCAGGTGTCATTGATACACAAATAAATTTGCGTTTTGATTTGGCACAAGCCTGTTCAATAGACATTGTTTTACCATTACCAGAATGACCAGTAATGAAAACGGGGAAGAAGCGGTGTGCATTTACAATTGCAAGCACATCTTCAAAGTTGCCAAATGGCACATAATTTTTATAAGCTTTTGGAACCAAATCAGTAGAATCCAAATCAGTTTGAATATTCTGAATACGATTCTCGGATTTTTCTACATGTTTAGTCATGGGTAAAACTTGAGCTGTCATTTCAATTGCGGGAACAGGAGTAGATACTGCGCCACTTGATGGCACTTTGTAAATACCTCTACTAATTTTATTTTTTTCATCATTGGTAAACCAATAAGGATGAGCAATGTTTATCTTTTCACAAATTTCTGTGATTTCTGTTTTAGTAACCTGATTCTTACCAGTTAATACTAAAGTACTAATAAACATTTCTTTTTTCTGAGCACGATTCATAACAAAAAACCTTTAAAATTCAATCTATGGATAGAGTATAACACAACTGGCCGATTTGTCAACCAGCGTGTTGCCGAAAAACAACAGTCTAAACTGCCATTCCTTGAATGAATTTGGATACTAGTACCCGATTCACTTGTTTCTTTTTTGCCATTTTCATAAAGGCAAGATCGGAA